CCGCACCAGCGTCAAGCCTTTGCACGCCGACGGCACACTCAACCATTGGAGCATTCCGTATCTCGCCCTCGGCTGCCTTTTCGGCGACGACGGCGCGTTCGCCTCCTTGCCGTTGATTGCCGATGGGGTCTGGACAGCCGCGGCTTTCTTTGTGACCCGGGTGCTCGGGATGAAACTCAAGTGCGAGTGTCGCGCGCTCTGCATGGGGATGAACTTCCTCGCGCGCATCTACCCGAACATCTTGGTGTCGCTCACCTCTTATGCTGACGTGCGCCGTGCTATCTCCAAGCTTCGCATCGCGAAGCACGCGACTGGAGAAGGCGTGCTGAAGTACATGCTGAAAATGGAGGGGTATTTCACTACCGACTCACATGTGCCCTTTCTGCGGGAGTTTCTTCTCGTGGTGTCGAAGCGCATCTATGGCTACGACCTTGGCAAGCGCCGCTTCCAGCTCACGGAGGTGGCCGAAGACGGCAGCGTTCGCATGACGAAAGCCGGCGCCAAGCTCCACGCGCTCGATCGGGACACTTTCTACCGCATGGCTGCCGGACCCTACCCTTACGAGCCGTCTGATGACGCGCTCTTGATGGAGTCCGTTGCCGCTGAGCTCGGCTTCGACGGCGTCGCACACGCCCAGAGGTGGCTTGAAGCTTGGAAGGCCGCAGCCAACGAGTCGGAAGACCCTCGGAAAACTTGGGAGGAGCTGGAGAAGTTCCATTTCCCGGGTTGCGACTTCAATCCCGACGGTGACCCTGAGAACACCGTTCGGGTGGCTGGTCCGGCCGCTACCCTGCTGGACGTGCAACAGCGCGAGCGTGGCATCGGTCCGTCGGTTGACTTCGACGACCTTTGCGATGATTACGAAATCGCGCACATGTCGCACACGTTGGACCGCGTTTACATCGCGGCTCACTCCAGCGAGGGCAGCGGGCCCTCGTCGAGCGCGTGAGCGTTCGGCGCGGGCGTTGCCGTGTCTCCCCACAGGTTTATTTCCCCGACTTCTAGTCCTCTCTGGCATCTTCAGGGCGTCGGGGGGTGGTTCTGGGCCTGTGATACCGTTTGGTTTGCTGCCGGAATCGGTACACGGGGGTGAAGGGTCTGACCCGCCCGAAAGCTACTGGCTTGTGGTTTCCTTCTGGATTCCCGAAATACAGCGGATAGTGACTTGTTCGCGGAAAGATCATGTCTGACTCAACACCAGCCATGACGCCACAACAACTTGTGAACGCCGTGAGGTCGAAAGACCCCATGCGAGGCCTCTGTGCCTCCAAGCAGATTACTGACGAAGGCTGTGACTGGCTCAAGTTTGCACTCGACCCGTTCCATGACTTGCAACTGGACAACCTGAAGGGCTACCCAGATGTGAACACCGAACCAACGGTGATCGTCAAGGTGCGGCAGGCCATTGAGATTTCGGCACCCAAGGGCCTGCAGGATGGGAAGAACTGGGACTGTCACATCGCGCTGTCGCCCATTGACTGGGCGAAGCCCAATGGGCTAGTCGAGGGGACTACGAACACCCCTGTGGCATCTTGGCAGGGATACAACTGTCCCGCCTTGATCAAGCCGCAGGGTGCCCCCACGTTGGAGGAGCCCGCCGGTTTCATCGACTTTGTCGGTCCCGGCTACACTCCACCGAACTCGGCGCAACGAGCCGCCTGCGGGCGGGTCGACGGCCTTGTCATCAATTCTGTTCCCGCCGATGCTACTGCAGGAGCGGACATGACGTTCACACCCGGACACATGCCATACGAGGCGGAAGGAGGTTACCAGGTCCAGAACATCAACCTGGACAACTACCTGGACTTCGACAAGACCGACCTCGGCGTGTACAGAATCGTGTACTCGGGCTTTGAGGTGGTTAACACCACCGCGCAGATCCACAAGCAGGGTGCAGTGACGGTGTACGAGTATGGCCACTCTTACGAGATGAGCCAGCTGAGGGGCTACAGTGATGACATCCCCTCCGGAGTTCCTCCGACCGTCCCGTACCCTCTGATGGACTCCAAGGCGTCCAACACGTTCCGCTCTCCGCCTAACACGATCGCGGAGGCCAAGATCATGCCAGGGTCCCATACGTGGCCCGCGCAGGAGGGTTGCTACTGTACCGCCAAATTCCTGGGGGAAAACCCCTTCCAGGCGGCTACGATGCGCAACTACGTGATCCAGCAGAACAACCCGTCTGCCCCGAAGAGCTCCGGCTATAACCAGGCTTTTCAGAACGGGGAGCATAC